ACCCGTAGCTTGACTTTGAAACAGCTTTCTTTTTCTTCTTCATTGGTTGATTCACCATCGGAATAACAATCATGGCATCTCCATTCTCTTCTCCATTCTCGTCCTCATTCATTTCATTCTCCTGCTCACTCATGTTATCAATGGTCTTGATAGCCTGATACAGAGCAAGGAACTTTGTCATTTCCTTACCTGTAAAGTTCATGCCTGCCATCATCCTGTTAAAGTTCTGTATATCTAGTATCATTGCTCTTCAATTAATTTATCTAAGTCTTGTTGCTTCTCTTTTTCTTGTTGGATAGCCTCTTCAGGGTCTATTCCTTGCGCTGCCAGCTGCTCCCTCATGGCCATCTCCTGCTGTTGGGCTGCCATCTCTGCTTCCATCTGAGCCTGCTGAGCTTTACCTGCAAAATAGCTATCCACTATCTCCTTCACATAACCCTCTAGTGGTTTGCCAGTCTGAAAAGACATCTTCAGTATTTCATGTACGAAATTCTGTACGTTCTGCTCTTCTTTTGCTTTTGACAGCTCCTTATCTATAGCCATCTGGGACTGCGCCTTAATCTGCTGTATTTGAGCATCTGCCTGAGCCTTCGCCATTGCACTTCTCTCCTGCACCTGCGCATTCATCTCGGAGTTCTGTTGCGCTCTCTGCATCTCCACTTCCGTCTTCTTAGCCTTAGCACGAACAAGGAACATCTCCTGTAACTTCACATTATCAATTCTGCGAATCTTAAAGGCATCGTCAAAATCAATAAGATTATTCTGCATTGCAGTATTAATCATTGACTCTACATACGCCTTCTCCACATCATCAGGAAGCATCTCTAATTTGAAGTCAAAATACATGCCTGCAAGGTCAGCGTTGGTAAAGTACTCTCTGTAAGCCTTACCGCCATACACAACAGAGTCGTGCAGGAGGATTCCTATTTTTGTAATCGTCTGCTCACATATCTCCAAATAAGAGTCATAGATAAAATCAGTAGCATTATTAGATTCGCGGATTTGAGATTGTAAAACGCCTAACCCCATCTTAGGATTAACGCTTGAACCTTCTCTGTATTCATTTATACCTACCTCATCTCTGATTTTACCAATATAGAAGTTGTAGACCGTGATGGCTGCCTGAAGCTGAGAAACGTTACCAACATTTGGTAACTCATTCATCGGCAGATTCTTTCTTTCTCCATCCTCATCTACGCTGTTATAATAAATATTACCCGTTTGGTCATAGATTCTTTGAAGTTCAAGCGGCTTAATATTGCCCTGACCAAGGTCTACTTCTTTAAGTCCTGATATGTCAACAGCGATACCAGCAGGTCTCATCTTAGCGATAAGCTGCTGTATCTTCATGTGAGTAAGCGTAATCATCCGTACAGAAGAACTGATTCTTTCTGCAAGCGGAGTATTATTCATGCCGATATTATTAGGCATGTACACCGAATAGCTAAAGTAAGCTTTTGACAGCTCTTTAGGATTCGATGGACGTATCATACGAGTGTTAGGAGCAAACTCCAAAAGCATCTTTGCATTAGTTACAAATGCGCCTTTGTAGATTACTTCCATCTGCTTTTCGATAACCAGCTTATCTTCACCAACCCCTTCTGGTCTTCCTTTCTTCTTTTCTACATACTTTCTGTTATCTCTGTTCTTTTCTACCCAGTACATCGGTCTTACCGTCTTGGCTTCAAAGAACAATACCTCGATAGCGTACTCATCATAAGGTCTTGAACCAGGATTAATGTACTCATTCTTCCATTTAAACGTATATGGGTTCTGGCAGTCCTTTGATGTCTTGGCTATCTCAAACATCTTCTCTTCAGGAAGATTGTACATCTTTCTTAACTCATAGATTTTCATTGACTTACGATGCCCCATAATAGCTGCATCTCCTAAGTCATTCTTCTCTGAGTAAGAACTGAAATAGTCTATCGGATTGATATACTCTACGATTATTGACCCGTCATCGGATGCTCTTGTGTAGGTAACTCCGTATCCTGCGTCTCTGATGCTACAGAGTAAACTTCGTTTGATATCGTTCCAAGCGTTGGTGTGCATGACCATTGAAACACCTCGCTCCATGAGGATTTCTTCAGGTGTTCTGTAGTCAATGTTGAAGAAGATATCCAGTTCATCATAACTTTGCGGTTCAAAATCGTTTCGTTGTTTCATCTTGCCAAGTACCTCGTCGGCCATCTTGGTAAGTTCCGGCTCGAGCATTCTGAACTCGGCCATATCCCTATCATACTTTTTGCGCTTGATGCTTATGGGGTCAACAGCTGTACACTTAGGCTTTTCGGCTCTTTTCATAAACCCACCTATAAGTACCTCCATAAACTTAGGAGCAATCATGGGAGGAGTCCAGTCAAGGTTTACATAAGACTGCTTACCATCAATATTGAGGAACTGCATGTAGTCTCTCATATCCTGCTTGCCATAAGACAGCTTGATATTCTTTGAAATCTCTACATTTCTTCTCTCAAAATACTCATTACTTACAATGGAATGAATATACCTGGCCATCTTCTGGCCAAGCTCTGCATCTGTTACCCCTTCAAGATTGAGGTGGAACTGCAATGTTGGGTTGTACGTGGGAGTCAACTTAAACAATTTTATCAAAAATACTAAAACTATCTTATGTTGCTGATGTCAAAGGTCTGTATATAGGATATAGACTCCTTCTTTTCTTTCAACACATTCCTAACGTCTCCTGCTGCTGCAACAAGCGCAATCATGAACGCAACAGTAATATCCGACTTGGTTCTGTTGAAATGGTCATACTCCATCATATCCTCCAGTATCTCCTTAAAAAACATCTTATGCGAGTAGTTATCAATCCAGAACTGAGCAAGTTCAAGTTGCTTATTCAGCGAGAACGGGTCTTTTGGTGATACGCCCCATGTCTGTATGGTCTTGGCTTTCCTGTTAGGGTCTATAACAGACTTAGGGGTTTTGGTAATATAGTTCTTGTAGCCCTTATCAATAAACCATTCAAAGTAATCATCATTGGCATTTTCGTAAGTAGCCTTGCATCCGTAATAAAATGCTGCCATCTGCACTTCGGTATGGAATTGATTCTTTGTCTTAGGTCTTCCTACATACAGCGCAACTGGTAGACCTGTATTCTCAGGGTCGGTCGGGTCCTGCTGTTCGTACACTACGATAACGCCATTAGAGCCTTTCCCTACGATGATGGTAGATGCAAACGGGTCAACTCCTATCTTATACATGTGCGTATTGGTAGGCGTCCTTCCGCTGTCACCCCAGTGCATGGCATTAGGTTCTTTTGGCTGCTTTAGTATCAGCCACTTACCATTTGTGTCATCTCGGTAGTCTACCTTATTTTCTGCTGCCCATCCAAATGTAACCCTACGTAGTGGGGCAGGATTATCTTTAAGGTATTCTATCTGCTCACGAATAAGACCTACGTTAAAGAAAGACTCTGAATCATCGGCAGCAAAGGCTTCCTCTTCGCTAAAAGGCATCATCCGCTTTTCCTCAAGTCTCATCTCATCATCCTCGATGGCATCTATCTTCCTTCTAAGGTATTCTTTTGCTCCTAGTCTTATTTCTTCTCTAGTAAGGGTTGTAGTTTCCAAAAGATAAGCTTCCTGGTCTTTTGTTGGCTTTTCTATTACGCTCATCCCAAACCTGTCGATGAACCCCTCGTACCCATCGTATGCCGGCTTAAAGTATCTGTAAAGTCCTGATGGGGTAGTCTTATGCGTCATCTGATTAGACTCATTCCATAGTACCTTAAATCCAGCTCCACCATCTTTAAGTTTATTTACGGTTGATGGCATCTCAGCAAAACCTACCTTTCTTGCACCTTTTTCTAAAGTCTTCCTTACGATTGACCAGTACCTTTGGATTGGAACGTCTGATGGGAACTTACCCCCTTCATCAATCAATAGCCTTGTAGTTCTTTTAGAATCGTAGCTGTTTAGCTTTGTATTTTTGAAATCTATCTGTGAGTTTAGACCTTCTGGCTTTTCTTTGATGGATGTCTGCTGCTTTTTTTTAATCCTGGATACCTGCTTCATAAAGCGCAGTATCTTTTCAGGGTCATCACCTGCTGCGATATCGGGCTTTAGAAACAGCGGAAGGTTACGAAACGCATACACCACCATCTCCTTGAATACCGACTTAGCATCATCCCCTGTCTTGGATACGATACCACATTTAGCCTGCTCGGTAGTAGTAGCTGTATAGATAAGATTGGAGGAGGCTTGTGATGTAGCACCCTCACGACGAGACTTAACCCTTATAATCCCTAGTACATTACTAGACTTCTCGCAATAGTCCAAGAACAGATAATACCTTCTGTCGGAGTCCCTGTATTGTGGCCGGTCTCCGTTTTCAAGGGTAAAGAAGTTAA